CCTGGTTCCATGGTTATACCGGGCAATATTAAATTTGACAAAAATGTTAATTATGTAAAGTTAGTATCTACATTTAACACAACTGATATTGATGTTGCTAATTATCTTGGTAGAGAGATGATTGGTCAAACATCTGGTGTTAGAGCAAAAGTAATTAATGTAGAACCTGCCACAGTAATCGACCCTCCTACCATCTTTGTTAAGTATTTAGATTCTGGTACCAGTAGAACTGCTACTGCTTTTACTGCAGCAGAAGATATTGTAACTAGTGATACAGGGACTGCATATAGTGCTACTGTATCATCTACTGGTAAATGCCTGGGTGCAAGTATCAGTGATGGGGTGTATTTTGTAAAAGATAATTTTGTAAAAGTCTTTGCCAATAATATTATTCTTGACAAATACGTATCTAACTCTAATTATAAAATTGGACTAGAGGTATCCGAAACTATTCAAAATAGTGAAGATGATGAGACTCTACTTGATCCCGCTATTAGTACATTTAACTATTTTGCACCAGGTGCAGATAGATATAAAATAGAACTTATTTTAAATAAACGGGCTCTTTCCAATACGACAACGTCAGATAATTTTATTGAATTACTTAGAGTTGTAAACGGAACTACTGTTGAAATTGTAGATAAACCAGGCTATAATGTTCTGCAAGATGAATTAGCACGTCGTACTTATGATGAGTCGGGTGACTATACCGTCAAGCCATTTAATCTTAAATTTATTGAGCACGCAAAAACTGTAGATAATCCAGACGGGTTTCTTAATGGTAATGAAGGTGCTAACGTAAATCTTGCATTCGCTGTTTTGTCACCTGGTAAGAGTTACGTCAAAGGTTATGAAGTCGAAACTATATCTAATAGGTATCTGGCTTTTGCCAAACCTAGGGATACAGCTAATGTCACAAATGCAGTAGTTAGAACACCTATAGGTAATTATGTTGAAGTAATTAACCCTTATTCAATTCCTAACTTTACATCTAATCTTATTGATGTAAATCTTTATAATCAATATACTGCAACCCCGGGTTCGGCTGCAGGTGTATTGGTAGGTAATGCTAAAATCAGAGGCTTTGAATCTACAGCAAGTAATGCAATGTTATCAACATCAACGTTCAATGCGTTTTTGTTTGATGTTAATATGGCATCCGGTTATACATTTGAGCGCGATGTAAAGCAACTCTTTCATGTGAGCGTATCTGATACTGGCTATGTGTCGACTGCATTCACCGCTAACGTTGTACCTTCTACTAATACGGTTATTACAGGTTCTGTAACTCTTACAAACGCTAGTACTTCTGTTACAGGTGTAAACTCTGTATTCACTACTGATCTTAAAGTAGGCGACTATGTTAAGTTTAGTTCTGATACTTCTAATTCTTATCGTATTGCTTCAGTTACTACAAATAATGCTTTAACTATAGATAGAAATTATCCTTTAGCTAATGTATCTGGGGTAAATGCTACCCGTGATCAAGCAGTCCTTATTGATAATAGTCTTTCAACATATATCTTCCCAATGCCTAATAAAGTGATTAGGGAACTAAGTGACATTACAATTCGTACCAGAAGAGTGTTCTACGGTACACTGTCTAGTGGTATTATTGCATGCTCTACCGCAGTAGGCTCTACGTTTGCCTCAAGAACCGATACTGATTACTTTGCCGTTGTTGTTAGTGGTGGTAACGCCGGTAAGATATATCGAATTGCATCAGGTAACTTCTCGTTTACAGATTCACCTGTAAATAGAAACATTAGTGTTAATTTAAGTAGCTATGGTTTGAATAACGAAGACGTTTTAATTTATACAACTATTATTAAAACTAACCCTACTGCTAAAACAAAAACAACTACCGCCAGTTCAGTAAGTTATACTACTAGTACTGACTGCCAAGCTACAGTTGTTTCACTAGGTGTTGCAGACGTATATCAAGTAGCCAACGTTAAGATGTCAGCCAATGTATTTGGTACAGCATACAATGAAAGTAATGCGTTTGATGTTTCTGATTACTATACATTAGAAACTGGACAGACACCAACGTATTATGGTATATCAAAGATTAAATTAAAGCCCGGTAAGCCTACTCCAACGGGACCTATTCAAATTAATTATAACTATTATACCCATGGCGCTGGAGATTACTTCAGCGTTGAATCGTATCCTAGTTATGAAAATATTCCTGTATTTAATGATAATGGTACCACATATGACTTAAGAGACTCTTTGGACTTGAGACCAAGAATTTCTAATGATGGTATTAACTTTAAAAATACTGGCGCAGTTAGAAATGAATTTTTAGATTATGCTAATGATTTTTCTACTGACTACTCTTACTACCTACCAAGAATAGATAAAATTTATTTAACTGGTGATGGTAAAATTACATATAGAGAAGGTAGCAGCAGTCTTGACCCTGTTGAGCCACAGGCACCGTCTGATGCAATGTCATTATATGTAATTGAACACCCTGCATACGGTTTTGATATTAATAAAGACTCAACTTTTTATCCTGTAGATCAGAAACGCTACACGATGAAGGATATTGGTAAGTTAGAAAACCGTATTAAGAACTTAGAATACTATACCACACTTTCGTTACTTGAATTAGATACAGCTGTATTTTCAGTAAAAGATAGTTTTGGTTTAGATAGATTTAAAAACGGTTTTGTGGTTGAATCTTTCCGTGGTCATGGTATTGGAGATGTTAGAAATTTAGATTATAATATATCTATGGATTTTGAAAAAGGTGAATTAAGACCGGCTTTTATTCAAAATAATATTAAACTAAGTGAAGTTGAATTTTCTGAGTCAGCAAGACTGGCCCAGGGCTATGTTGTTAAAGACAATCGTATAGCCATGTTAAACTACAGTGATGAAGAGTATATTGTTAATAGTGTTTCTAGTAGTACCGAAAGTATTAACCCCTACGATAATTTTACATTTGCAGGCTCTTTATCTCTTTCACCTCCTGGCGATACCTGGTATGATCAAACAACAAAACCATTGATTTATAGAGATGATAACGGTACATACGATACTCTTATTCCTGACTCCGTGGGTGAAGCAACTTACGGTTCTATTTGGAATTCTTGGAAACAAGTTTGGTATTCACCGACTAATACTGATAAAGTAAAAGCAATTGATGGTGGTGCTGTTATAACAGAAGCAAGCGTATCTGGTAGTTCAACCAGTGTTGTGTTTCCATATGTAAGAGATATATCAATTACATTTACAGGTAATAAATTAAAACCTAATACTAAAATGTATGCATTTTTTAATGAGTACAATGTTACTGATCTCTGCTACAGCTCTAATACTACTGCTAACGTTGTATCCTCATTTGGTTCAGGAGAAATGAATCAGACAAATATTATTACAGATCAAAAAGGTTCTGTAACCGGGGTGTTTAATTTTAGAGTTGCTGCCTCTGGTTTAAAAATACCAGCTGGTAGAATTAATTTTAGGTTAACTGACTCTGCCACTAATGGTTCAAATAAAGAATCCTTTGCTGACGCAATTTTTAATGCTAATGGTACACTCTCAAAAACTGAACCACCAAGAGTTACCTATACCCCATCTACTACTGCTACGTATACCCCTTCTGCAGCTACTATCAGTGTAGTTGGTGGTACTATTGTTGCTGGTGGAGGAGATAACACCACCGTAGGGGAAACAGTTATATCTACAGGTACAGGTACTGTAGTCGTAGGCGGTAATACCGTAACAACGGATACAGGTACTGTAGTTGTTGTTCAAAATATTAGCTCCACAGTTACCACAACAACAACAGGTTTTGCTGATCATGCAGCAGCTTTCTTGCAGGGTGTGAGTATAACGACTTTAAGTACTGAAGATAGAACAACTTATGAGAACTATTATAAAACCTCGCTAGCTAATTCAGGGGTTACTGAAGCTACATTCCAAACCCAATTAGCAACTGCTCCTCTTGCAGGTACAGGTTATAGATCTGGGGCCAATGACATTTACGCATTTGAATCTTCTGATACCGCAGCATATAAAACAGCTACTAATATTCTTGATGTAAGAAATCCAAACACTAATGACTTGTTTATTGCGGATGTAAAAACTACCGTAGGAGACCCGTATTGGAATGCTGTTGTTATACCAGTATATGAAGGTACGAAAGCAGCTGTAGCGGATGCAGTTCATGAAAGTATTCATGGTGGTGCAACTCTTAATAAAGATATGCAGGATTTTTGGAATGTAGGAGTAGCGAATGGTTCTTTCCCTGTAACAGACGAAGGTATACAAAAAGCTATTGAAGCATATTCTGCAGCTATTACACTTGCAGTAATTGAAGCACCTGCATCAGCTAATTTTATTGCTGATGGTGCAAGTCGCGGGCTTCTAGGTAGTACAACAACTATAACAGTTTAAGGCTGATTAATAAATGGCAACAAGTTTAAATGGTGATAGCGGAATAGGCCTGAGCGGGTACACGGATACCCTGGCCCAGTCTTTCTTTGTTGATAGAAATCTTTTATTGACTAAAGTAGATTTATATTTTAGCGATAAAGACTCTCAACTTCCGGTTGAATTGTCGATAAGAAAAGTAGAAAATGATAGACCAAGCGCAAATGTCATTACTAATTCTGTAGTAGTGGTTGATGCCAGTAGTATTGTAACTTCGGCGAATGCTAACATTGCAACTTCTTTTACATTTCCTGTACCGGTTAGATTAGATTCCGGTCAGTATTGTTTTGCGTTGTCATCTGACACAAAGAAACATCGAGTTTATGTTGGCCAAATAGGCGGTGAAGATACGGCTACTGGTTCTACTATCTCCAAAAACCCTTATAATGGGGTCATGTTTATGTCTACCAATGGAGTAAACTGGTCCATTGATCAGACCAGAGACATTAAATTTAAATTGTATAGAGCTAACGTAACAACATCTACTGCAACTGTAGATTTCGTTATGGCAAAGAATACATTATCGACACCTTTTATTACGGTGCTTGAAAATGACCCTTTTCAGTCTTTCAACAGAGTATCTACGGTTAGAGTTAATCACAAGAAGCACGGGTTTCCCTCTGGCGCATATGTAAAGTTTAACGGCCTTACAGGTGAATTTAATTACACCACTAATGCTACATCTAATGTAGTTACCTTTAATAGTATCCCGGTTACATTGCTGGCAAATACATACTTACAAGTTAGTAATATTACCTTAGACAGCTATACAGTTGACGTTAATGCAAATGCTATGGTACTGGCTAATGTCACCGGTGGTCGTTTTGGTAGATCAGGTATCACTACTACAACCTTATTGCCTTTTGCTGCTGTTTATCCATCTGTTGGTACTGAGACGCCTCCTAGAACTAATATTGGTTATAAATTAAAGACAACTGATAGTAGCTTTACCGTGAGTAATTTTGAAGATATCAGTACCGACACTAAAGAGTTTTCTGATACTAGAATTCTTGTTGACACAAAGAATAGAAACACATCGATGAGTGGGGCGGAAAGCTTTACTTACCGGGTTACCTTAGCATCAAGTGACCCTTACGTGTCCCCTATGGTTGATACCTCATTTGCAAGTGCAGTGTTTGTAACACCAGACATTAATTCACCTTCTTCTGCAGACAACTTAAATGTAGATTTAGTTACTATAGCAAGTGCGAATACTAGTATCTCTTTCTCTGCAACCGGTAATGTATCCATTGGCGGTTCCTTAGAACAGGCTAATGTTAAGACAATGGCGCCGGGGGCTTTTGTTACTATTACAAATGCTGGTGATCCAACAAATAATGGTACATTCAGGTTAACTGCGGTATCTAACGATGGTAAGTTTTTTAATATACCATCTGCAAACGTAGAACCTCAGGGTAATGCAATTACTATAGTATACAGACCCAGGTATATTTCTGATGAAGCTGCTTCCGGAAGTAGCACGCATGCTAACTACGTAACTAGAAAAATTGAACTAGCAACCCCTGCTACCGGTCTTTTGGTACGCTTTGCTGTCAGCAAACCTTCTGGTTCTGATATTGAAGTATATTATAAACTACAGAGCGGCAATGAGGCGGCAGGATTTGATTCTAAAGAATATACCCAAGTATCTTTAGGCACTATTACAAATACTGTAGACGGTCAGTTTGTAGATATTGAAAAGTTTGTTGATAGTCTTTCATCCTTTAATGCTTTCGTACTTAAATTCGTACTTAAATCTACCAGTATTGCCGCTTACCCTAAGATTAAAGACTTAAGAATTATTGCTTTAGAATGATTAAACAAGTATTAAAAGTTAAGGATCACCCTACTCTGTACAGAGATCCTAATTCTAAAGCTATATTAGTGGTAGATCAAGTATCTAGACAGAATTATATTAACCAGAGAACATTGGCTCAAAAGACAGCTAATTCTACTGAAAGTTTAGAAAAAGAAATGTCTAGTATGAAGCAAGAACTTGGTGAACTTAAAGATATGCTTCGTACTTTAATCAGTCAATCTAAGACAGATAAATAAACAATAAATATTCAAAAGAATACTGTAAGGTAATTACATGGCAACGATACTCTTAAGAACCGCTAATTCGATTTCTCATACCGGGGCTACCGTAAAAGGCACGCCTCTGACTAATTCGGAAGTGGATAATAACTTTTCTAACATTAATATTACGTTAGGAGTTCTGTCTAATTTAAGTACGACAGCCAATGCTAATCTGGTGTCTGCAATTAACTCAATTACATATGCAGTTGGTTCCAGCGGTAATGTATTGACCAGTAATGGTAATGTGTGGGCGAGTACATCGTTGCCTGCCAGCGGTCTTTCATATGTTGCTAAGTCTGCCAATTACACAATTAATAATAACGAAGGTGTTCTAGCTAATACTGCTACTGGTGCATTTACTATCACCCTTCCTATCTCACCTGCAGTTGGTAACCAGGTTGTAGTTGCTGATGCTGGTGGTGATTTTGGTGCTAATGCTCTGACTATTGGCCGAAACGGTTCTACTATTGCCAATGTAGCGGAAGATTTAATTTGCGACATTAATGATATCAGCGTACAGTTAGTGTATTCAGGTAACACGTGGGAAGTATATACCCAGCTTGGTGGTAACGGCGGTACTGCAGTTACGTTAACCGGTACTCAGACTTTAACTAATAAGACTTTAACAAGCCCTACTTTAACGACACCAGCTTTAGGTACCCCGTCTGCTATTGTTTTAACAAACGCTACGGGTACATTAAGTAATATTACTTTAGTAGCACCAGCACTTGGAATTCCGGCTTCTGGCAACCTTATTTCTTGTACAGCTGATGGTACCAACCCTGTCGGATACAAAAATATACCGGCTTCTAGTACTATAACCTCTGTATACAATCCAGTCGCAAGTGACGCAGGTAAAATTCTTATTCTAGGTTCTGGAGGAAACATTTCCCTTACAGCAAGTGTTTTTGCTGCTGGAGACGCATTCTCAATATTTAATAATACTGCTAACACAATTACATGTAATGTCGAGGCAATTACAACCGTATATAAGAGTGGGTTTGATACCGATGTAAGCACATTCGACCTTTCTACCCGTGGGATTGCAACCATTGTGTTTATTACTTCTACAGTTGCATTAGTATCTGGTAGCATAACATAAATAATAATGCCGAGTTAACAAAAATAAAAAGGAACGAAGATGGCAATTAAAGTAAGCGGAACAACCGTTATTGATGATTCAAGGAACTTGACATCAGTAACAATGGGTACAAGTACCACAGTTGATGGTACAGATGCAGTTGGATTTAGAAACGTACCTCAAAACAGCCAATCGGCTGCCTACACCACAGTTTTAGCAGATGCCGGGAAAGTTATTTTTCACCCGGCATCTGACGCTAATGCAAGAACATTTACAATTGCGGCAAATGCATCGGTTGCATACCCAATTGGTACTGTGATTGCATTTGCAAATATGACATCCCAGGTAGTAACAATTGCTATTACCTCTGATACAATGTATCTTGGTGGCCAGGGTACCACAGGAAGTAGATCGCTTGCTCAATACGGTCTTGCAAACGCACTTAAAATAACATCCACCTCATGGATTATTACTGGTACAGGATTGACCTAATATGTCAGGAATATTATCAATGATTGCAGGGGGCACGTACAGTTCGGCCCCAGTTAACACGGTAGCACCAGTTGTATCTGGTACTGCAACAAGGGGTCAGACTTTGTCCTCTACTACTGGTACCTGGACAGGTAAGCCAGATCCCACATTTGCATATCAATGGCAGCGGGCAGGGTCTAATATTGGCGGTGCAACATCCAGTACATACGTATTAGTATCTGCAGACGTTGGAAATGCAATTCGATGTGTGGTAACTGCCACCAACGTTGTAGCGGCTGTCTCTGCTAACTCAAATGCCACAGCTGCAGTAGCAGGCCTTGTTGCAGGAGCACCAACTATTGGTACAGCAACTGCTGTAACTGCAACATCAGCTACTGTAGATTTTACTGCACCTGCAGACAATGGTGGTTTAACTATTACAAGCTACACTGCTACCTCTTCACCTAGTGGTATTACTGGTACATTAAGTCAATCAGGGTCAGGAACTATTACAGTATCTGGTTTGGCAACTGATACTGCTTATACATTTACTGTAACAGCTACCAATTCTGCAGGCACCAGCGCTGCCAGCGCTTCAAGTAACAGTGTAACACCTATTGTATCAGGTGCTCTCTGGTCATGGGGAAGAAACGTTCATGGTCAACTTGGTAATAATACTTCAACCTACTTTGGCTTTACAACTGGCACCTCTAGCCCCATACAAGTTGGCTCTGACACGAATTGGAAATCTGCAAAAGCAGGTAGATACAGCAGCTTTGCTGTCAGAACCACTGGAACTTTGTGGTCATGGGGTCAAAATGAATATGGAAAGTTGGGCTTAAATATTCCATCTGCGGACAGAAGAAGTAGCCCAACACAAGTTGGTGGTGATACAAACTGGTTAAGAGTAACAGGGTTTTACAGCGGTCTTGCTCATAAAACCAATGGAACTTTGTGGTCATTAGGAGGATTCAATGGTAGTGGTCAATTAGGTGATGGAACTTATACAAGTAGATCTTCTCCGGTGCAAATTGGTTCTGATACTGATTGGGCAACTTCAGATGGCGGTTTTTATAATATGGGTGCTATTAAGACCGGTGGAACATTATATACCTGGGGTCAAGGTAGTTTTGGCGGACAGGGAAGAGGGGGCAGCAATGATACATCAAACACCCCATTACAAGTTGGGGCATTAACCAATTGGAAAAATGTAGCGGCTGGTACATATTGGATGGCTGCTGTTAAAACTGACGGTACTTTGTGGGCATGGGGTAGAAATAATAAATACCAAGTAGCAGGTATTGGGAATGCATCTTTACATAGATCAAGCCCGGTACAAATTGGTTCAGATACCAATTGGCTTAAAGTCGCTGCTGGCTATAATAGTCATTTGGCAATTAAAACTAATGGAACATTGTGGATTACCGGTGAGTACGATGCTGCACCAAAACAAATTGGTGCTTTAACTAACTGGACGCATGCTGAGCCTACGAAAAATGGCGCTGCAAGATGGAACATTGGACGCACTTCCAGTGGTAACTTATATGGGTGGGGAAGTAATACACACGGTCAACTTGGTCTTAATAATGCAACCTATATAGGTCAGTCTGACCCAACAGTTGTTGGAAGTGATACCAATTGGACAAACCTAACAACCCCTGGCGCACAACATACAGTGGCTATTCGTACTTAAAATACATAAACTTAAGTAATATTATCTACACGATACCAAAGGGCCTTAGGGCCCTTTTTTTATAAATATACGATAAATATTGAGGAAAAAAATGGCAAGTATCTCCAATCTTACTATAGATCAGGGAACAACGTACTCGGTTTCTATTGCAGTTAACGATGATACGGGTTCGGCCAGGAATCTAACCGGCTATACAGGTCGTTCTCAGATGAGACGGTCTTACTATTCATCTTCCAATACTGCCTTTACAGTAGTAATCACAAACCCTGCTAACGGGGAAATCACCCTCAACTTTACCGCTGCGCAATCAGCCAACATCAAGGCTGGGCGCTACGTTTATGATCTCGAATTGGTTAACTCCAACACATTGACAGTAGAGAGGGTAGTGGAAGGTATTGTAACAGTGTACCCAGAGGCGACTAAATAATGGCAGTAACAATAAGACCATCTACCAGTCAATCGATCGTCATTCAACCGGCAGCCACAGTTAGTTCTGTATCAATTGGTTCACCTGTTAACTCTTCTTCCATTGCGATGAACCAAGGTGGTACCTCTCCATCAAGTTTAATTGTAAGAAAATCAACCGGGGGCACATTGACGTCTCTTGGTGATGTTAATACCTCTTCTGTGCAAGACGGGTTTACTTTAGTTTATGATTCCGATACAAATAAATGGGTAGCCCAGGCGGTAACATCAGCAGTTGTTTCTGTAGATGGCGGGCGCTATTAAAATAACAATAAGAGGATAGCATGGCTACCGGAACAATTATTCAGATAAAGCGAACGGCTAATATTGCCGCTCCAACCGTAAGTGATCTTGCAGAAGCAGAATTAGCTTATTCACAAGATGCATCTTCCGATGGCGCAGGAGCCATACTTTACATTGAATCTGTAAACGCTAATGCATCCCCTTCGATTCATAAGGTTGGTGGTAAGTACTATACAGATATCGTAGATGGTGCTACCGCCAATAATACAGCTGGTAACTTGGTCAAAAGAGATGGTTCAGGAAACTTCTCTGCAAGTATTATAACTGCATCATTATACGGTCAAGCCAATTCGGCTACAATTGCTAATACTGCCAATACGTTAACTACTGCAAGAGACATCGGGCTTGCTGGGGACCTTACAGGTAATGTATCCTTCAATGGCTCAGGTAATGTAACGTTAACAGCAACAATTGCAGCTAACTCAGTAGCATTAGGTACAGATACAACTGGAAATTATGTTGGTAATGTAGCAGCAGGTACAGGGTTAATACTTCTTGGAGACACGTATACAGTAACTAATAATGGGGCAAGCAACTACGTAGTTAACGGCTCTAATAATCCAACCCTTACCCTGTATAGAGGGTTTACATATACTTTTAATGTTTCAGCTTCTGGTCATCCATTCTGGATTCAGACTGTATCAGGGGCATATAGTTCAGGTAACCTATACAACGCAGGTGTAACAAATAATGGAGTAGATGTTGGGACTATTACATTTGTTGTCCCCGCAGATGCTCCTGCTACATTATACTATGTCTGTCAGTACCATAGCGGTATGGGTGGTACGATTAATGTTTTAACAGCAAGTGAAAATGCTAATATAACCCTTGGTCTTGGAAACTCAGGTGTTACAGCCGGTACATATGGAAATGCAACAAGCATACCATCGGTCACCGTTGATCAGTTTGGTAGAGTTACATCGGTATCTAATACCGCTTTATCTTTTAATGCATCAAATTTAGGAACACCTAATTACGTTAATTTAACTAATGGTGTTGGCTTGCCTGTATCAACAGGTATCTCTGGTCTTGGTGCTTTCCAAACTGACCTACTTGCTGCAAATGCTTATACCAGTGTTGTTGCTGGTACATACGGTAATACCACCTATACACCAATAATTACCGTCGACGTTTACGGTAGAGTATCTAATGTGTATACGGTTGCTACAGCTGGCGGCGGCGGGGGAGGTAATGCCGGTACCATTGGTTCGTTTACTCGCTCTGGTAACACATTTACAATTAATGAATCTGGAGTTGATTTCTCGGCCAGTATAGCAGGTTCTGATATACCTGTAGGTACTGCCACACAGGGTAATTTAATTAGTAATGCTGTAGCATTAACAACGGGATCAACATTGTCTAATAGTATAGCGCAATTAAATCAGGTACTTGGTAAATTAGTTCCTGCATCTCCGCCTGCATTTCCTTCTGGTAGTAATACTCTAACAATGAGCTCTGCTACTACTTCAAGTAGAATGGCTACAGGGTTTGCGCAATTCTATAATACATCTGCTAATACAACGGTTGCTGCTGGTACAACGATTGCAGCTAGAAGAGCGGCCGCTTATGTAACATCCACCATACCTGATTCAGGTCCTGGTGATAGCGGTACATTGACAATATTCTTAAACGATGCATCTGCAGGTTCAAGAGCATTAACAACCGGTAGTGATAACGGTACCTATGGTGCTAACTTAGTTATTGGTGATAACGTAGACTATGGTACTAAGACTGGGGCTGCACAAGGGTTCTGGGAAAGCTTTGATGCAAATGGCTCAGGGGTTGCTAAGCCTGGTTGGAACAGTGTTTATATTACCCATTCGGCGGCAGGCACTACAAATACTTTAACCTGGTATTATGATGATAGTAACCCAGCTGCCCCATCATTTGCTAATAAGACACTTACAGAATCTTCTAATACCAGAATATTCTCTAGTACAGTTCCTCACTATACAAGTGCTACTTCTTTTACGTTAGCTGCTTATATTAATAGCTTAAGCGGAAACACGTACCCTACAACCGATACTTTTGTAACTGGTACGGCAGGGGGTGCATTTCAAGCACCAGCAAGCATTACGTACTCTGCAGCCGGGGTCTCAACTCCTCTGACTCAAAACCTGTATGTTGCATCTGGTAACGTTGCAATATCTACAACCTCTTCTATTACAACTGGGTTTGGTTCTAGTTCAAGTGGACCTTCTTTAACCAGTACCAATGGTTATAACAGTAGTGGAGCATCTGCATTTACTGTATCAGGTACACCAACAATCCTTTACAAGACTGGTACTGCCAGTTTAATGGAGGAGACAACTCTTACATTTGGTTCTGCTGTAGGTACTGGTTCAGGCTTAGCTGCACGTATCGTTAATCCTGGTACTACAGATAACCCTGCTTATTCTGCTAATGCAACCACATTTAACAGTCAGTCAGGTACGTTAACAGCTAACTGTGCAACAATTGTTGGTGCTGTATTAAAACACGATCAAGTAAACTACTCTTCAGGTTACTTACCTGTTGGACCTGACTTAAGTTCTGGTCGCACTGGGGCTCAATACTTTACATTTAAATTTGCAAGAACCTCGGTATCAAAGTTTAACATTAAATTTACAGGTACTATTGCCGGGCTCTGGGTTGCATTACCAGGTAGTACAATCGATACATCCTCTACCTTGAATGGTTGGGTGGATATGAGTATTGCTTATGGTGGTGCAGGGGTACCAGGAGCAGGAGCTGGGGGCAATGGATCTAATGGTTGTGCGCTAGGTGGGGTTGTAACTTTGAATTCAGCAGTAACTGCACATAGTAAGACTTGTACTTTTGGTACGGTCTCTAGTTCGGATACGGCTACTAATGAGATATATGTGAGGATAAAATTAACAAGTGGGCAGACCGTTACTGCTCTCTCATTAGAAACAGCGAGCAATTAAATGGCTATTTCAGATACACAAAAAGTTGACTTACTTTATAAAAAGTTATTTGGCGCAACTAAGACTGATCTTGCCACTAATAAAAGTGCTAGTAATGAGGCTATAGCAAGCCCGGCGCTTATCCGAGGCGATACAGTCTGGGTTCAATCGGCTAGTATACCTGCAACCGCTGCTGCTCTCGCAAACGTTGTAGAAGCATATCAGACTACAGCAAGAGTTCAATGTACTGCTGATGCTACCACAACCCCTATCTCTAGTGTATACCCTACCTGGAAAACAGGACTAACTGATTGGATACCTCCAGAATTTGGATCTACTTACTTTGTTAAAGTATATGCTGATACTGCTGGTACTGCTGACCCTACTGGTAATACTGCATTATCTGATGCTGGTATATCTGGGGTCGGTGAATGGTATTTTGATTATGTATCCGGTGTACTAAACTTTATTGGTGGTACAATTCCTGCCACTTTAACTGCTTCTAAAGTTATCTTTATAACAGGTTATCGTTATATTGGTATTAAAGGTATCTCGGCTTCTGCATCCTCTAACGTTGCCAATACAGCTAATGCATTAACGAATGCAAGAGACATTGGGCTAGCCGGTGACCTTACTGGTAATGTATCTTTTGACGGTTCGGGTAATGTTACCCTAACTGCCACGATTGCTGCTAATTCTGTTGCGCTTGGTGCTGATACAACTGGTTATTTTGTTGGTAATATTACTGCAGGTTCAGGTATAACTTTATCTGGAGCTGCCGGGGAAAATGCTAATATTACTATTTCCAACTCCGGTGTTACCTCTATCACTGGAACTGCCGATCAAATTACAGCATCAGCAAGTACTGGAGGTATTACATTAAGTTTACCTAACGACGTTACAGTCAACAATAACTTAACAGTACAGGGCAACTTGTTTATCAAAGGTACAGCAACCACATTACAGACAGCCACTGTCAGTATTAATGACTCATTGGTTAAGTTTGGAAATGCAAATCCTGGTAATTCATTAGATCTTGGTTTCTTTGGTGAATATGTAAGTGGGGGGAATGTTAATTACTCCGGTCTTTATAGAGATCATAACGACGGTAAGTTTAGAGTCTTTGAGGGCTCAACTGTTAATCCTACTGGCAACACAATCAGTACTTCTGATTCTGGATACACTATTGCATCCTTAGTTGCTAATTTAACTGGTGGTACAGTATCAGGCCTGACTGCTAATATTGCAGTAGTAGATGGTGGTACAGGTAGAGGTACATTTACAGCTAACGGTATATTGTTTGGTAACGCAACTGGTGCATTAAAGGTAACTGCTGCTGGTACTTCTGGGCAAGTACTTAAAGCCGGTACAGATGGTACCCCGGAGTTTGGTGGTATTGATGGGGGAACGTATTAAAATAACGCCTATAAATATACTATAACGTTATTTTTTATGGGGTGAATATGGAAGACCAGAGTAAATTTTTTAATGTAATTATTGATAAGACAAATCAAAAATTAAATTCCTTTCAGGCTCAGATCATTGTACTTGAGTCTCAATTGCAGATGGCTAATGACGAGAGAGATAGATATAAAAAGCAAGTAGAAGAAATACCTGAGCAAGCTTTAAGTTCATCTGATTTAGAAATTATTAAAAATAATTACCTAGATATGGAGAATAAACTTAACGCTACTTTACAAGAAAACGCAACTCTTAAAAATCAAGTTGGGAATGTTGAAGCCAGTATTAATAACAGCACTAAATTTATTAAAGATCAAAACGAAACTTTACTGCAAGAAATTAGAAGACTTAACGCTGAGTTATCAGCATGTCGTAGTAGATAAAAACAATGGCATTAGCTCCGTCAACAGACATTCAACTTAAACGATCATTTACAGCTGGCTCGGTACCAGTTGCGGCTAACGTTTTAGTTGGTGAACCGGTAGTTAACCTTACCGATAAAGTCATTTATTCTAAAGACGGTAATGGTAATGTTGTTGTAATTGGAGCAGGAACTACAAGTAATGTAATTGAAGGTTCTAATTTATATTTTAATAATGAAAGAGCAAGAGCGGCATTTACTGCCGGTACCAATATAACAATTGCAGACGGAGTAATATCTTCTACTGCATCTGGTAATAATAACAATTTTGAATTTGATTATGGCTTCATTTATGATGCTACTATATCAACTGCTATATCCCCAATCGATTACGGGTCTATTTAATGGCAATTCAAACACAATTTAGACGCGGTAATACGTATTCACACAGTTTGTTCACAGGAGCATCCGGTGAGATTACTGTCGATCTAGATAAAAAGGTAGCTGTTGTTCATGATGGAGCAACTTCTGGGGGATATCCTCTAGCTCTAGCATCCTTTGCTTCTTCGGCATACAACCAGGCTAATACTGCAACCACTATTGCCGGGCTTGCATTCAATGCTGCAAACGCAGCTGTTACCTCTGTCGGTGGTGCTACTGGTGTTATATCAAACACTCAATTAGCTGCTAGTATTACATCTTCTGGGCTATTAACAACAGCCAACATTAATGAATTAACGAATCTATACTTTACCAATGCGAGATCACGAGCTACAATCTCTATTGCAAGCGGTAATGTAAACGGTAAAGGTTCCTACGATAGCGCAACCGGTATTATATCGATAAACGCTGCCAATGTAACCGTATCTCTGACTGCTCCTACCGATCCTTATATTGGAGATAAGTGGATTGAGGCTGGTAATGCAGTAGCATATCTGTATGTAAATGACGGTACAAGTCACCAATGGATAGAGATTTGACGGTCTCTGTTACTATAAATAAACGAATAACAATATTTTCCAACAATAAGGAATAAAATGGCAGGCCCAACTCTAAATTTCCCCTCAAGCCCCAATACTAATGATACCTATTCCTTTGGTGGAAAAACATGGGTGTTCAATGGTGCCGCCTGGGCACTTCAATCAACTACGCTAACTACTACTGTAGTAGTTGAAGGTACCAATCAGTACTTTACTAATGCGCGTGCACGGGGGGCAATCTCCGTAGCAGGTGCTGGTTCTTATGATAATTCTACCGGTGTTATTACAATTACCGGCGGTGTTACATCGGTAGGTGGTGCAACGGGTGCTGTATCTAATGCTCAATTGGCAGCAGGTATTACAAGCTCCGGCGTTCTGACAACAGGTAATGTTGCAGAAGGTGCAAATCTTTACTTTACCACATCAAGAGCAAGAGCATCGATTGATGCTGATGCCGGTGGTCCAATTACATACAATGCAACAACTGGTAATGTTGCATTAAGCGTATCTGGTGTTACAGCTAACACATACGGTGGTGCATCAAAGGTACCAGTATTTACAGTTGACACATACGGTCGAATCACTTCTGCCGCTAACGTTAACGTAGCCGGTGTTTCCACATTCAGTGCTTCAGGTAATACATTTACAATTGGTACAGCAGACGGTGGTTCATTCTCTGCAAGTATTCAACCAGACTCAGTTGTTCTAGGTAGAGATACTACTGGTGATTATGTTGCCTCAATGACAGCCGGTAATGGTATCACTGTTGGTACTGCAACTGGCGAAGGTTCAACACCTGTTATTACTAACACCGGTGTTCTTTCTGTTAACGGTCAGACAGGTAATGCAACTGGTTTTGCGACTACTGCTAACTCATTAGCACAATTTGCCTCTACTACTTCTACCGAACTTAGAACTCTTGTTTCTGATGAAACTGGTTCAGGTTCATTGGTGTTTTCTGACAGTCCAGTTCTAATTACACCTAACATTGGCACAGCTTCTTACGCAGTATTGACTAACGCAACTGGTTTGCCAGTCTCAACTGGTATCAGCGGACTCGGTTCTGGCGTAGCAACATTCTTAGCTACCCCTTCTTCTGCTAACCTTGCCGCCGCGGTCACCGATGAAACAGGAACAGGTAATATTCTGTTCTCTAATTCACCAGTTATGGTTACACCTAACCTAGGAACCCCATCTGCTGTTACATTAACTAATGCAACAGGATTACCAGTCGCTACAGGTATTAGCGGTCTTGGAACTGGTGTTGCAACGTTCTTAGGTCAAGAACCTACAAGTGCTAACTTAGCAGCTTTAATTACCGATGAAACCGGTACTGGTGCATTAGTATTTGGTACAAGTCCTGCAATTACTACGTCACTTACTACACCGAGTGGATCTTTTGATCTGGTCGAGGCTACTGCAACCACAGTTAATTTTGCCGGTGCAGGTACATCGGTTAATATTGGATCCTCGGCTGGTGCAGGTAATACTAATATTAGAAATAATTTGTTTGTTGCAGGTAACTTGTTTGTTCAAGGTACTACAACAACTGTATCGTCTACAACATTAGATGTTGCCGATAAGAATCTTACATTAGCCAAGGGTGCAGGTTCAAGTGCTGGAGCCGATGGTGCAGGTATCACGATTGACGGTGCTAATGCAACCTTCAACTACGTGCACGCTACTACTGCTTTTACTTCTAGTCAAGACATTGATCTAGCTACTGGTAAAGTTTATGAGATTAATAATACCCAAGTTCTAAGCGCTACTGGCCTTGGTCCTAACGTTGTTGCATCTAACTTAACATCAGTTGGTACTATTACTACTGGTGTATGGAATGGTACTGAAATCGGTACTGCTTATACAGCTGCTAAAGTTACAGCAGTTAATGGTAGAACTGGTGCTGTTACAGGGCTTGCTGAAACCGCTAACGGTCTTTCACAATTTGCCTCAACCACATCTGCAGATCTGGCTACTCTAATCTCTGATGAAACCGGTACAGGTAATGTTGTATTCTCAACAAGCCCAGTACTTACAACACCTAACCTCGGTACTCCTTCAACAGCGGTATTGACCAACGCAACTGGTTTGCCAATTAGTTCTGGTGTTAGCGGTCTTGGTGCTAACGTTGCAACGTTCTTGGCAGATCCAACAAGTGCTAAACTTGCATTTGCTATTACCGATGAAACAGGTTCTGGTAATGTAGTGTTTAGTAACAGCCCGACGTTGGTAACCCCAGCGCTTGGTACGCCTTCTTCAGCAACTCTTACCAATGCAACTGGTTTGCCAATCAGTACTGGTGTATCCGGTCTGGGTGGAAACGTAGCAACATTGTTAGGTTTAGAAGCTAAGACAGGTGTTATTGCTACCACCTACGGTAGTGCTTTAAACATTCCTGTAATTACTGTTGATGAATACGGTAGAATTTCTTCTGCTGCCAACGTAGCCCTAGTATCTGGTGTCTCATCTGTTGGAGGTGCAACAGGCGCAGTATCTAATGCACAACTGGCAGCGGCTATTACATCATCTGGTGTATTGACAACTGCTAACGTAGCTGAAGTTACTAATCTGTATTTTACTAATGCGAGATCTAGACAATCTATAACAGCCGGTACTGGTATTACATACGATACCGCCAATGGTGTTATTTCTGCATCTGGAACTTATACCGATGCTAATGCAAGAGCCGCTTTATCTATATCTGGTACTAAAGGTTCTTATGATAGCGGTACAGGTGTATTCTCTTTTGCTAATATTGCTAATGTTACCGTATCTGCTGGTGCTCCTGGCTCACCTAATATTGGTGATGTCTGGATTGATGAAGATGATGGTAAGTCATATTTGTACTTTAACGATGGTACAAGTTCACAGTGGGTTGAACAGGCCTCTGGTACCGTTATCAGTTCATTGGTAGAGTCAGTTGGCGGTTCAACCGGTGCAATCTCTAATGCAATGATTGCAGCTACTTTGACTGGTCAAACAGTTGGTCTTACAGCAATAACAGCTACCGGTAATGTAAATGGTGCTAACCTGAGTATATCTGGTCCAGGTTATGTTGGCGGTGTATTGACTGTTGGAGGTAACTTAATTGTATTAGGTACAACGACAACTGTATCTTCAACTACTCTTGAAGTTGCAGACTTAAACATTACGGTGGCTAAGGGTGCTGCAAATAGTGCTGCTGCTGATGGGGCAGGTATTACCGTTGATGGTGCAAGCGCTACTCTTACTTACAGACATACAGGTACATTGTGGGAAGCTAATAAGCCCTTTAGTATTACAGATGCAACTGCTTCTACAAGCACCTCAACTGGTGCGTTGATCGTTGCCGGTGGTGTTGGTGTAACAGGTAACATTGTTGCTTCTGGTCAGGTAACAGCTGCCGATATTAACTCTTCTTCTGATAAGAGATTAAAGAAGAACATTAAGACCGTTACATCTGCACTTGATACAGTTAATGCACTTCGTGGTGTTACCTTCGAATGGAAAGAAGGCAATGGTAAGGCAATCGGTTTGATCGCCCAGGAAGTTCAAGAAGTATTGCCTGAGATTGTTTCTACTGATGATAACGGTTACCTGGGCATCAGATACACCAACGTGGTAGGTGTTCTGGTTGAAGCCATTAAGGAATTGAAAGCTGACTTTGAGGCATACAAAAAGACACATCCTTAATACGTTATAAATATATCAGGGAGTTAATAAAACCCTCCCTGATTTTTTTTGAAAGAATATGGCTTTAAATTTCCCTTCAGCGCCGAGTGCTAATGCAACCTATACGTTCAGCGGTAAGACCTGGATTTATAATGGTAACGCATGGAATATATCATCTACTACTTTAAGTACCAGTATTGTACCTGAGGGGAGTAATTTATATTTTTCAAATGCACGGGCAACTACTGCAGTCATAAATTCTTCATTAAGTAATGTTACAGTTACAGGTAATGTGGTTACCGGTAACGTTATAATTTCAACCAGCGGGGGGGTTCAATTCTCCGATGGTTCTACACAAACAACTGCTGCTGGTGCCAGCGCTATAGGTTTTACAAATAGTACGGTAACTGCTTTTCCAGGTAGTTCTGGAAATACCGATTATGGAGATTTAACCACCAGCTCTACTGATGCATTTAGTGTCCCCCTGTCTACAGCCTATGACTGTATGGAACCCCGGGGTAGTACTACTACAGTAGATTTGGCAGTGTTATAATATACGGAGCAATTAATGCCTACACAAGTACAATTTAGACGCGGAACAACAGCTCAAAATAATAGCTTTACAGGAGCTGCCGGTGAGTTGTCGATCAATACCAGTAACAGTACTATCAGAGTACACGATGGTTCGACAGCAGGTGGTTCAGAATTAGCTACTGTTGCTTCAACCTCCAGCGCCACTAATTTAACTACCGGTACTTTAAATTCAGCCAGATTGCCTACCTCTGGGGTATCTGCAGCTACGTATGGTAATGCAACACTTATACCGTCTTTCACTGTAGATACATTCGGTAGAATTACATCTTCCTCTAACGTTGCGATTTCAGCTACGGTTGCAAATACCAATATTACAGGAACCATAACTGCTGCTCAACTTCAAAACACCGGGGTTGCTGCTGCCACCTACGGTAATGCAACAAATATTCCTTCTATTACAGTTGATGCACAAGGACGAATCACCTCTGCCTCTAACGTCGCAGTTGTGGCTGGTTTGTCAGCAGGTAAGTCACTTGCATTTTCTATTGTTTTCGGCGGTTAAAGAAGTATAAATAATAACGAACGAGTCAACAAAAGGCGAAGATGTCAATTAAAATAAACAACACCACAGTAATAGACGATACCCGTAATATTACCAACGTGGCAAACATTGCCGCATCTGGTACTATCACAGGTAATGTTACGGCATCTGGGGTAATTTCAGCTGCATCTTTTTCTGGCTCAGGAGCATCCTTAACGGGGGTTGCCACGGTAGGTAAAGCTATTGCAATTTCACTGGTCTTAGGGGGCTAAATTAAATGACGGTACTGTCTAATATTATTACACCAACAAATATAGTTACTGCTACAAGCATTACTACATTAACAAATAAGACGATAGGTGTTACTCAGTTAAGTGGTAGTGTAGCGGTTGCAAACGGTGGTACAGGTTCTAGCTCCTTAACTACCAACGGTGTTTTGTTAGGTAACAGCACATCTGCACTTAAAACAGTATCTCCGGGTACATCGGGTAATGTCTTAACCTCAGATGGTACATCATGGACATCGGCGGCTCCGAGTGTTACAATAGGTAAATCATTAGCAATTGCAATAGTTTTAGGTTCTTAAGCCTAAATAATATCAATGAATCTAGTCTAGGAAAAATAAATGGCAAATCCAAATTTAGTTAACGTTACCAATATTAATGGTAAGACTTTCGGTAATGTACTGACCACATCTAACGCAATTATTATTGCTAATGCATCTGGTAGCGGTAATGTTCTTAAGATTAACAACATTGTTGTTTCTAACATAGACGGTACCAGCGCTGCTGATGTGACTATTGAGTACAATACGGCTGCTGCCGGTACGGGTACCCCCTACCGCCTTGCTAGTACAATTTCTGTACCAGCTGATGCCTCTCTTATCGTTACAGATAAATCTACATCCTTTTATTTGGAAGAGAATACTTCTATTAAAGGGTTTGCAAGTGCAAACAACGACCTTGAAGTAGTAGTTTCATACGAAGTTTTAAGTTGATTTAAATGCCAAAACGATATGCTGGCGGCATTATTACCGCCACCTTTAAGCCACTAGACCCCCATGGTGATCTAACCACCCTCTTTATCGTTGGTGCAGAGCTCGACGGTGCTATGGGATTAAACGAGGGTTTTACTGTTTATCGATCAAGCCCGGTCCAAATTGGTGCTAGTACAGATTGGTATAGAGGTTATGCCGGTCCACTATCAATCCGAGCAGGTGCTATTAAACAAAATGGTACTATGTGGGTGTGGGGTAATAGTGAAAATGGGCAACTTGGCCTTAACAACGTTGTTCAAAAATCAAGCCCTACACAGGTTGGAGCTTTGACTACTTGGTCTCATATGGTTGTAAGGAAAAATACCAGTCTAGCCATAAAAACCGATGGGTCACTATGGACTTGGGGCGCCAGTAACCATGGCCAACTCGGATCTAATACTCTTACATACAGATCAAGCCCGGTTCAGGTTGGTAATACCCCTGCAGCAGCCACCTCATGGTCAGAAGTTGCTGAGGGTATGGGTTATCATACAGCGATTATTGGAACTGATAGTAGTTTATGGACTTTTGGATACAATGACTACGGACAGTTAGGTCATACTAATACTGTAAGTCGCTCAAGCCCTGTACAAGTTGGTACAGATACCAATTGGTCTGCAGTATCTACTGGTGGAAGTTTTACTTTAGCTATTAAATCAGGAGCATTATGGGGTTGGGGGGATGGAACTATCCCTGATAATAGTTATTCGAGTAGGTCTAGCCCAATACAAATTGGTTCTTTAACTAACTGGTCTAAAATTGCTGCTGGTCCGGCTTTTGGTGCAGCCGTTAAGACGGATGGTTCGTTGTGGACCTGGGGTACTAATTACATGGGTACATTAGGACTAAACTTGGGGTACGCTGCAGATAAATCTAGTCCTACTCAAGTTGGGGGACTGTACACATGGGCATCAGTCGCGGCGGGCCGCAAGCAAACTTTCGCCGTTAAGACAGACGGAACCTTGTGGGCTTTTGGATACAACAACTACGGTCAATTAGGTAATAACTCAATTGCAAATACCTCTAGCCCAGTTCAGATTGGTTCAGATACTAATTGGTCTAAAGTCAATGCAGGTTATTTTACTACTTTTGCAATCAAGACAAATGGAACGATGTGGAGTTGGGGCCGAAATGACGACGGTCAGTTAGGTCAAAATAATCTAACAAATATATCTAGTCCAGTTCAAATTGGTTCTTTATCCACCTGGTCAAATATTGCCGGCAATTATTCGACTGTAGCTACCAAAAATGATGGTACGCTTTGGAGTTGGAGCAGCAATGATCAGGGTAACTTAGGTCTCGGTGATACAGTGCCTAGATCTAGCCCAGTACAAATTGGTTCAGATACCGATTGGTCAAAACTTGGTAGTAATCTTAAAACAAACGCAGCTATCAATACAGCTGGTGAGCTCTACATTTTTGGAGATAATGAATACGGGCAGTTAGGTATTAATTCTGTGGCTGATGCGTCTAGCCCTACCCAAGTTGGTGCTCAGATTTATGGATGGATTGATGCTGATGTTGGAGGGGATCATATAGGTGCTATTAGAGCCGATGGTACCTTATGGACATGGGGACGAGCTCAAGCCGGGCAGACTGGTCAAAATACTGGTGCACCTACTCCTATTCAAAGATCTAGCCCAGTACAAGTTGGTACAGATACCAATTGGTTAAAAATTAAAAATCAAAGAAATGGTATGATGGCCATTAAAACTGATGGTACCCTCTGGGCTTGGGGATACCAGGATCAGGGTCAACTTGGTGACAATAGTACGATACCTAGATCATCACCTGTACAAATCGGGGCATTAACTGATTGGTCTCTTATTTCTTCTGGTGATTATATGCAGCATGCTATTAGAACCAATGGTACCCTATATGGTTGGGGAAGAAATAACTCCAACGCGACATCTATTGGCGATAATACCAGAGTAGACAGATCCAGTCCAGTTCAAATTGGTTCAGATACTTGGTCTACGGTTGCAACCGGGATGCACATAGCTTCCGCAATTAAGACAAATGGTACTCTCTGGGCTTGGGGTGCAGCTGCCACATCAGGTGCTACAGGACAAAATGATAGAATAGATCGATCCAGCCCGGTCCAAATTGGTACTAATACTAACTGGATTTCAACGGCTGTTGGTGGTAGTACTGAGGGTACCCAATTTATATTAGCTACAGCTAACACACCATTCTAATCTATGTATATTAAAAGAATAATAATCGGAGTCATTCATGCCATTAGGTAAGCAATATGCGGGAATGTGGACCCTATCCCAACAACTACAGGCGGTAAGCGGTAGAACCTGGACTGGGATCCCTGCAGTACCAAGTATGTGGGCTTGGGGAAGAGGTCAAGATGGGCAACTTGGTATTAACGCAGTAGGATTTAGATCCAGCCCTGTACAAGTAGATTCTGGCATTTCTTGGCCTAGGATTGCTGCAGTTGAGTTTGCTGGCGGCATTAAAGGTGATGGTACCCTTTGGATGTGGGGTGATGGTGTTTCCGGTCATATGGGGAATAATAGTATAGCACCCAGGTCAAGCCCGACCCAGGTTGGAACCGATACAGATTGGGCAGCTATTAACGTTGGTGCCTCTTTTATAGGTGCTGTTAAAACCAACGGAACAGCGTGGGTATGGGGTCAAAATAACGCTGGATACTTAGGTCTTAATAATACTATTGGAGCCGGTCGATCTAGCCCGACACAGCTCGGAGCACTAACTAATTGGGTTAAAATACAGTTTTTCTCAAATAGCGCGGTCGCTTTAAAAACCGATGGTACTCTTTGGTCATGGGGTCACAATCCTAATGGTCAATTGGGGACTAATAATACTGTTTATAGATCCAGCCCTGTTCAAATAGGTTCAGATACTGACTGGTCAAATATTGCTGGTTCCTTTTCATCCCCTATAGCTCAAAAAACTAATGGTGCGATTTATTCATGGGGTTCCAATGGCGGGGGTAATTTAGGTCTTAATACATCTGATGGAGCTCATAAGTCAAGCCCGACTCAGATTGGATCCGCTACAGATTGGATTTTAGCTGAAAACGCTCTAAGTTCAGGTAAATCTAATTTACTTCGTAAAACTAATGGTACACTTTGGGGGTTTGGATATAACAACTATGGTATGCTTGGTGCTATCAGTGTTGTTCAAATTTCAAGTCCTGTACAAATTGGAGCATTAACAACATGGTCAAGCGTGGCTGTAACTAGTAATACCGGTCTTGCAGTTAAAACGGATGGTACTTTGTGGGCATCAGGAAACGGTGCAGACTATGGCCAATTGGGTAATAATCTGAGTGGAGCAACCAACTATCGATCAAGTCCGGTTCAAATTGGAACAGGTACTCAATGGACCGATGTTTATGCCGGTTTTCAAACCGTATACGCTATTCAAGAAATACCTGGTACATAATAGTTGACTATCGGACAAATATAAGTTATAATATATCTTTCTTCGCTATTTAAATTATGAAAAATATTTACTTCCTTGCCGGGCTTCCCCGTTCTGGTTCCACCCTTCTTGCAGCCATCCTTAATCAACACCCCTCCGTCCATGCCACAGCCACATCAGGTTTACTAGATGTGCTGGTTGGTACTTTGAAGGCGTGGAAAGAAAGTGCTACGGTTCAATCGGTCTTTGATGAAAAAGAAAATCAAGATGAGTTACAGCGTATCTTAAGAAATATTTGTCAAACAAAATACGAAAAAATTAATAAGCCTATTATTATTGATAAAGCCAGGGGTTGGTCTTCTGATATTAATATACCAACCATGACAAATGTGTTGGGGTACAGACCAAAGATAATTGCTACGGTTCGTAACATTCCAGATTGTGCGGCGTCATTTGTAAGAATTGCTAAACCAAAAGACAAGTATGAATTTTTAAGATCTGATCAATTTATTGCTCACATTAAAGAATCCTATCAAACGCTTCAAACAGGCTTTGTATATGCTCCAGATTCTATTTTATTTGTTGACTATGACGACCTTATGCAGGATCCTGGTAAGCAACTAGACCGTATTCATGAATTTCTAGACTTACCCGATCATCAGTATGATTTTAATAATCTGGATGGTACTAATTTAAGAGAAAAAGATGAAGAGATTTGGGATGTTAAAGGTCTTCACGACGTTAAACCTAAATTAGGGTACCAGCACAAAGAAGACCCTAAAGACGTTTTAGGTTATATGTACAATAACTTTGTTCAGCCTAGATTTTGGCTGAATGAGAGAGTAGCACCTGGACCTATCCATAAACTAGATCTTCAGTTGGCAGCCGGATTGGTGGGTAATTTTGAAGAAGGTTTAAGATTAGCTAATGAACTTGAAGTAGAAGAACCGTGGAACAATCGTGCAGCCTTTAATCGGGGATGGTATAGGTTACGCGAAGATAAGTTACTTGAAGGTGAACAGTTATTATACCGTGGTCGTATTGAATCAGTATTTGGTAATCCTAAACCCAGTACTCCTACCCCAGAATGGGATGGGGTATCAAAAGGTACCGTGATGCTGTGTCTTGAAGGGGGATTAGGAGATCAAATCCACGGTGCAAGATATGCCGAATACATAATGGAAAAAGGATGTGATGTAATTATTGCATGCTCGGGCCCAATAGCTACTTTACTTAGAAAAATTAAAGGTGTGAAGGCCGTAATACAGCATGAAGCAGTTTTCGGGGTAGTACATGATTACTGGACTCCATCTATGTCAACTGTAGTACCTTTAAAACTAGAATACAAAGATATTAAAGGTGCAGCTTATATAAATAAACCAGATGTGGAACCTCATTATGGAATGAGAATTGGTATCAGGTGGCAAGGTAGTACTGTTTTTGAACATGAGCAGCATAGACTTTTTCCACCAGAGCTAATGTTCAATGCATTGAAGGGAACTAATGCAGAGTTTATTTCTTTACAAAGAGATGATGGCGCAGAATTTTGTCCTAGTTGGGTCAAAACAGTTCCACTAAATACATGGGAAGATACAAGAAATGCAATTGCTTCTTGTGATTTAGTGATTAGTTCGTGTACATCGGTTGCGCATTTATCTGCTGCAATGGGGGTACAGACTTGGATTGCCGTGCCTATTTTGCCTTACTATTTGTGGGCTAAAGAGGGTGATACAAGTCCTTGGTATGATAGTGTGACTTTGTTTAGGCAGGAAGCATTTGGAGATTGGACTGGTCCTTTCGAAAAGATTAATTTAAAACTTGCAGAGATGCAAAGAAAACAAGCATAGGAGATAAAATGAGTACTATTAAAACAGGTTATTGGGTTCGAGCACAAAACGGTGTTGTTACAGATTGCTGGGATTATAAGCCCAGTGATGATAAGATGGCATCAGAGCCAGGTTGGAGAGAAGCGGTAGAGGTTATTCCTGATACAGTTCCTAACAGAGAATATGTCAGCACCCATACATTTGATCTGAGCAAGACACCTGCAGAAATCGTCTGGGCTAAAGGAACGTATTCGGTTGAAGATCGCCGCGGAAGTTTGAAGAGTCAAGCTAAAGGTGTTTTTAATCAAGCCGTTCAAGAACAAGCTAGATTAGAAACGAACGATAATCCAGATCAAGCATTAGATTTAGAAGCGATTACTACAGCAAGAGCAACCCTTACAGCCAGATTAGCAGCTCTTGATGCAGCTGTTACTCATGAAGATATCGACGCGTTAATGTAAGAAGAATATGTCCGATTTTCCAGGTAAACTAATAACTAAAACCCCTATTACCACCGTAGGTCCTACGGATGGTGAAGGGGGCTCGGCGTCTGGGATATGGACTATATCTGAGGCGGCTGCTAAAAAACAACAGAACCTTTGGCCAGCAAGAACCTTAAGTAGATTTCTTTATGCTTGGGGTGTGGCTGATGTGAGGGGGATAAGCGATGAAGGTACACCTCGTTCAAGTCCAGTTCAAGTTGGTACAGAAGGAACATGGCAAAAGATTGCAATGGGGTGGAAAAGTGTAGCAGCTATAAAAAGTGACGGTACTTTGTGGAGATGGGGTCTAAATACCTCTGGTGAATTAGGTATTGATTCAAGAGTTGATAAATCCAGTCCAGTTCAAGTAGGTGCACTGACTAACTGGGCTAACATAGCTTCTTCTGGTTGCTCTGTAGGAAAAGATGCTTTTGCTGCTGTAAAGACGGATGGAACACTCTGGGCAATGGGTGCAGGTTCTATGGTGCCTGATAATACCGGGGTAAGTAGGTCTAGCCCAGTACAGATTGGTTCGGGTACTAACTGGTCAAATGCATTTGGAAGTCATGGTTATGGAAATCCCATGGGGATGTGGGCAATCAAGACAGATGGTACACTATGGGGATGGGGTCGTCAAAATAACGGTAGTATAGGTAATGGTTATGTCAATGTCGGTTATAACGCAGCGCCTTTATCTAGTCCAGTTCAAATTGGGTCAGATACAAACTGGTTAAAGGTTTGTGGGGGCTATTACAAGGGTATTGCTTTAAAAACCAATGGCCAGATCTGGGGTTGGGGTACTGGTGGTAACGGGCAAAATGAAACACAGTCAGGCATTAACGGTAATACCCCTGCACAGTTAGGGGCGCTATCTACATGGGTGGATTTAGGTGTGGGTTCAACTCATGCTCATGCTATTAATACTGCAGGTGAATTGTATGGTTGGGGTAGAAATGCTGATAGATATGGTTCAGGAGCCGGTCAATTAGGTGATAACACTACTACTAATCGAACTGCACCTGTAAAAATCGGTACTGATACAAACTGGTCAAGAGTATTTACAGGTGGTTATCATACTAGTTCATTATTTAAAAGAACTGATAATACATTATGGTTTTCCGGTGTTGGCATTGGCGCTAGTAGTTCGCCGCAAGTAAAAGTTTCAAGCCCGGTTCAAGTAAATAGTACATCTGATTGGGATGTAGCTGGATGTAGTGGGCATGGAGATAATCCAGGTGTAGTAGCTACTCGAAAAGTTTAAATTTAAATACTATATTATGAAATCATTGTTTTTTTCGTACAACACAAGAGTTGATAAAGCTTATATTATCAGGGTCAAGGGTAACAAGAACTCAGAAGACCAGGCCTTGAGGTGTGCAGCTACTTGTAATCAGGTAAAGATGCCATTTCAATTCTGGGATGCCTATAATGGTATATCTGATGAAATTGTTACCCCTACTCATCATAATGCAGTTATGAATATGATTAAGGTAACTGATCATTATTTAACCAGAGGTGAGGTAGCATGCGCCCTGTCTCATATTAGTCTCTGGGCTAAATGTGTTGAGCAAGATCAACCATTGGTTATTCTTGAACATGATGCCTTAATGCTTGCACCATATGTACAACATGCGGTGTTTAACTCTATAGCATATCTTGGTTCTAACGAACAAGTCAAACAAGGTTGGGGTGTTTATCCCACACCTCCTCATGCCTCTGAAGGCCCCAACTACCACTTCATCTGTCGAGCACATGCATACGGTATAGACCCTGCTGTAGCAAAGAATATGCTTGCCCATGTTATTAAGTACGGCATATGTGCACCTTTAGATATTATTCTTAGAGCAGACATATTTCCTATTCATCAAATGGGCGTATTTGCGTATGATATAAAAGAGCGCGTGCCTGATACTGGTGAACTTAATACAACTATTTTAGGACGGCCGATAGAAGGTCGGAAAACTGATAGAAATGACAGCTTGACGGTTTAAATTTTTATATGCTGCATATCGTCTTACGAACTTGTGATAGACACTCACTGGTATCTACTAGAATTGTTAATAAAAAAGAATGTATATTAAGATGTTTAAATTCTATTTTAACAAATTTAGAATCTATTGATGATAAATCTCTACATATTATAGATGATAACTCATCTGACGATTTTAAGAGTAAACTTAACTCTATCGTTGAACATCAACCGTTCGTAACTGTTAATTATCTGCCTGAACGAGATCAGACAGGGCTATCAGCTAAAAAGAAATCTAGATACTCTGTACAAGTTGCGTATGAATATATCTATAATTTACCAGATGATGATTTAGTTTATGTAGTAGAAGATGATTACCTACATTTTCCTAATGCTATACGGGAGATGGTAGATACATGGAACTACTTTACAAAATTTATACAAACTAACATTGGTATTTTTCCCCAAGACTTTAATCAGCTACACCTACACCCATCCTTTCCTCATAATGAAACATATTTTCAGTCAAGTTTTGTAGTACCCTCTTATCAAAGATATTATAAAACAACGTGGTTTACACAAGAATCTTTTATGATTCAGTCTAAACTATTTAAGCAATATAAAACTGAGTTTGATAGTTTATTAAAAATTGGAGAGGATCCATCTTGCTGGGAAGGTAATACAATATCATCTGTCTGGAATAAACCTGATGTAAAGATGTTTATGCCTCTTGGCTCTCTGGTTGTACATATGTCAGATAAAGCAGATATACCTTTCTTTATTAGTAAGGAACAAGTAATTAATTTATGGAACGAAAATCAAACCTCTTGGTCGTCGGAACAGGATTCTCAGGTTCAGTTATAGCTCGTGAATTAGCTGACAACGGATTCAATGTCACTATTATTGATAAGAGATCGCATATAGGCGGTAATTGTTTTGATGAAATGGTAAATGGAGTGAGAGTTCATAAGTATGGACCCCATCTCTTCCACACCAACAATACCAAAGTAGTTGATTGGTTATCTAGATTTACAGAGTGGGTTGAGTATAAGCACAAGGTTAAAGCTTATTATAACGGTAAATTTTTAACTCTGCCTCCCAATCAACATACCCAGACCGTTCTTGGCGATAAGTTATTCGATGTCGTATATGCACCTTACACATTAAAAATGTGGGGTACTTTAGATATAGATAGCAAAGTCTTAGATAGATTAAAGATACGTAATGATGATAATGAGTTTTATTTTCCAAATGACTCATTTCAATACTTACCTAAAGATGGGTATACCAAAGTTTTCGAGAATATACTTAATCATTCAAATATTAAAGTCTTATTAAATACTGACTATAATAAAGATTTAGAATCTCAATACGATAGAGTTTTTAATTCAATGGCTATAGATGAGTATTATGACTATTGTTACGGTGAATTACCTTATCGGTCTATTAAGTTTCATCATAGGTCAAGTAACGACTTTACAATGCCTACCCCGGTAGTTAACTTTACCGATAACAACATCTATACAAGAATAACCAAATGGGAGTTGTTTCCTAATCACGGTTCAGGTGAGCATTATACACTAGAAGAACCGTGTGATTACAAAGAAAACAATTACGAAAGATACTACCCTGTTAAAGATGTTGATAGTATCAATAGAGTAGTGTATAATAAGTATAAGTCACTAGACAATAATAAAGTTACGTTTATTGGACGGTGTGGTTTGTATACATATCTTGATATGGACATGGCTATTGCAAGTTCTTTATCAATTGCAAATCAATTTTTTAACTCTAACTGAGGGTATATTATGAAGCGAATTTTAATCATGGGTCTTCCTGGTGCTGGTAAGACATATCTTGCTCAACACATTCTTGAACATCTCCAAAACGATCGTAAAACAGTCATGTGGCTTAACGCCGATGATGTTCGTAAGAAGTACAATGACTGGGACTTTAGTAAAGAAGGTCGTATCAGGCAGAGTCTTCGAATGAGAGAGCTTGCCGACAGCTACGATACTGATTTCGTTATTTGTGACTTTGTAGCTCCCCTCCCAGAGATGCGTCATAACTTTAAAGCCGATTGGACGGTCTGGGTCGATACTATTGAGAAGGGTCGATTTGAAGATACTAATAAAGCCTTCACACCTCCTGAGTTTTATGACTTTAGAATCACCGAACAACAAGGGGAAAAGTGGGGTGAGTTTATTGCCGCCCACATTCTAGATGAAAGACGTAGACCAACGTTTAACTGGCAGAAAGAAACCGTTCAGATGCTTGGAAGATGGCAGCCATGGCATGAAGGTCATAGAGCGTTGTTTGAGCGTGCATTAGCTAAGACCGGTCAAGTGGTTATTCAGATTAGAGACTGTCAGGGATGGCAGGGTTCTAACCCCTTTGCTATTGAACAGGTTAAGAACTATATTCGTAGAGATTTAGATCCTATGTTCCAAGGTCAATACGAAATTCAGGTAGTACCTAACATTGTTAATATTACCTACGGTAGAGATGTAGGGTATAAGATCGAACAGGAAGTGTTCGATGATGCTATTCATTCTGTATCTGCTACTAAGATTAGAAAGAAAATGGGTCTTGAGTAAGTACCATATGATGTTGTATAAAGCATTATGAAAAAAACTTTGCATTTTTTAAGTGGAATTCCTCGATCAGGTTCAACCGTTCTAGCAGCTATTCTAAACCAGAACCCTACAATGCATGTTTCAACGACTTCCGGGCTCGTCTTTGCACTTGATGGATTAGCAACTACATGGCATTCAACGGGTCTTCTCGACAAGAATGATCCCTCGCGAAATAAACTAGCTCAAACTATGAGAGGTGCAATTGATGCATTCTATGAACATACAGATAGACCTATTATTATAGATAAGTCTAGAGGGTGGCCGATTGTAGCAATTATTGAAGCCATGGTTCAGGTATTAAATCGTCAGCCAAAGATTATCGCTACCGTTCGTTCGATACCAGATTGCGCTGCATCTTTTGTACGTTTAGCCAAGCCTAAGGATTTAGACGATTTTATGAGTACTAGTCCATATATTGAACATCTCGAAGCAGCCTATAATGCACTACAAGACGGATACAAATTTGCTCCAGAAAACTTTTTGTTCGTTGAATATGAAAATTTATTAGCTGAACCTAAAATTCAATTAGATAGAGTTCATAAATTCTTAAATCTCCCAGAATTTAAATATGATTTTAATAATATTGATGGTTCAAGTGTAGCCGAAGATGATGAGACCCTCCATGGTAGCTCCGGTATGCATGATGTAAAACCTGTTTTAGCTCCTCAGCATAAGCAAGATCCTAAAGAACTTTTAAAGCAGTATTATTCAGAATTTCTTCAACCAGAATTTTGGCTTAAATCTTAAAGTAGCTTTTATTTTAGCAGATAATAACAAAGGACCTTAGGGTCCTTTCCTTATAAATATACCATATAAATTAGGAAAGATACAATGTCTTCACCTTCATCCAGACAAAACCTTATAGATTATTGCCTTCGATCACTTGGCCACCCGGTTCTCGAAATTAACGTTGACGACGATCAATTAGAAGACCGTGTTGACGAGGCTATACAGTTTTACAGAGACTTTCATTATGATGCTGTTGAAGCTGTATATCTTAAAGAACAAATAACTGCATCCACCTTACAAATTGTTGGCGTTAATGCTGGCAGTTTTTCTATAGGCGAAAAGATCACCGGTGCATCTTCTGGTGCTACAACATTTGTTCATGCCGCTTTTGCAGCCAACAAAGTATATACTAAGAATACTGCAGAAACGTTTACTGTTGGGGAAACGATAACTGGTGCTGTTTCTGGTACGACAGCAGTTGTGTCCTCTATGACACTTGGTAACTTTGATAACAAATACGTTACCTTAAATGACTCCGTACTAAGTGTTGTAAGAACATTGCCGTTATCGAGTAGATCTAACAGTATCAGCTTCTTTGATGCTAAGTATCAGTTAATGCTTAACAACATTCAGTCTTTAACAAATACCGATATTCAGTATTTTACAATGTTAAAGATGCATATTAATTTGATTAACGACCTGATGACAGGACAAAAGCCTGTTAGGTTTAATCGTCATATGAATAGATTACATATTGACTTAACCTGGGGTGATGGAGGTGATCTGGCTATCGGTGATTACATTATCATTGAAGCATATCGTATGCTTGACCCTGATACGTTTACCGATGTATATAACGATGGTTATCTAAAGAGATACACAACTGCTTTAATTAAGCGTCAATGGGGTGTTAATCTTAAGAAGTTTGAAGGCGTTCAATTACCAGGCGGTGTAACGTTGAATGGTCAAAAGATCTTTGATGAAGCGATGGAAGAGATTAAAGAGTTAAAGGATGAAGTTAGATCTACCTACGAACTCCCTGTAGACTTCTTTACAGGTTGAGAATGTATTTAGCTTATCTCATCAGCCCACCTATGGATTATACCATCAAGGCAACAACTAATCCACGTGGATATACCGAATAATGGCGACCAACTTTTATTTCCAATCTGGTATACCTGGAGGCAGATCTTCAGAGCAATTGCTCATGGAAGATATTATAATAGAGTGCTTAAAAATATACGGGTTTGATACCTATTATATTCCTAGAGTTACAGTCAATGAAGATGACATTCTGGGAGAAGATGTACTTAATAAGTACTCGTCAGCTTATCCTCTAGAGATGTACATGCAGAACGTTACTGGGTTTGAAGGAGACGGAGATCTGTTGACTAAATTTGGGGTTGAGTTTAGAGATACTGCAACCTTTATTGTATCCAGAAGAAGATGGGATGAAGTAATTGCAAGATCTGGAGATGCAGTTTTAACTACCAGACCAGCTGAAGGGGATATTGTTTACTTCCCATTAACAAAAGCATTTTTTGAAATTAAACGAGTAGAATCTACAGACCCATTCTTTCAGGTAGGTAAGTTATACGTCTATAAACTCCAATGTGAGTTAATGCAGTACTCTTCTGAGGTCTTTGATACGGGGGTATCAGAGATTGATAGTATTGCTTCTGGTGATTCATTGGATGTTAATGCCTTTAATCTATTACTTCAGAGTGGAGATAGAGCGTTACTGGAAGAATATAATCCTGCAGGCATTATTCTTCAATCCTATAACTTAGGTACTATATTACCTAACGTAGATAATGAAGATTTTAGGGGTGATATTTCTGTGCTAGACTTCTCCGAAAGAAACCCATTTGGAGAAATAAATGTTTGATAAATTCTATCACGGAACAATACGAAAGTCAATAGTTGCTTTTGGTAATATATTTAATAATATCCATATTGATAGATTAGATTCAGGTGGTAATATTACCCAGACCCTTCGGGTTCCTTTGGCATATTCTCCAAAGGCAAAGTTTTTAGCTAGAATTGCCGCCCAACCCAATTCATTCGAACAAAGCTTTCAGACCTTTTTACCAAGACTTGGTTTTGAGATGATAAGTTTGACTTATGATCCTAATAGAAGAGTCAGCCTGGTTCAGCAGAACAGAGCATTAAATGGTACATCTACAACTTCATTAAACGCCCAGTACGCACCTACCCCTTATAACATTGCTATGACTTTGTATGTGTATACAAAGAACCAGGATGATGGGTTACAGATTATTGAACAGATATTACCTTACTTTAATCCGGACTATAACTTGACTCTTAATGCAATTCCTGCAATGGGCATTAAGAACGACTTACCTGTTATTCTGGACAACATTACATATGAAGATGAGTATGAAGGAGACTTTACTCAAAGAAGAGCAATCATCTGGACGCTCAACTTCACAATGAAACTTAACTTTTACGGTCCAGTCAACAGACAGGGCATCATCAGAACTACAAACGTTAATACATTCTCAGACCCCGCACTATCTAATAAACAATCCTCATACACCGCAACAATTACTCCCGGTACCGCTGTTCCTGGTGATACTATTGGTATTACAGATACGTTTGAGGACTTCTAATGAAATCACTTAATAGAATTAACGATGTCTTCAATGTTGAGACAGACGTTGATTTGCCTATCCCAACGAGTATGCCTGTGGCATATAATCCTTCTGAGTTAGATCAGGAGGATGACTTTCAATTGGCTCGTAACACCCTTCGTAGTCTAATTAATAAGAACGAAGACGTAATGACTGAGTTGGTTCATATTGCAAAGAACTCTGAGAACCCAAGAGCATTTGAAGTTGCCGGGCAATTGATATCCGCTCAAACTGCTATTACAAAAGAGTTAATTGGTCTTCATAAAACTAAAAAAGATATTGATAAGGCAAGCGGTAAGATGGAGAATATTAAGCAGCAAAATAATATAGTATTTGCTGGTTCAACCTCTGATCTTATGAAGATGATTAATGGAAAATAATTCTTACAATGGTAATAGTAACTTAAAGCCTGCCGGCTTTGAGATGCAGTTTACCTCCGAACAGGTAAAGGAGTTAATGAAGTGCAAAGAAGATCCAATATATTTCATTGAGAACTATTGTTATATTGTTTCTCTGGATAGAGGTTTAATTCTATTCAGTCTATATGATTGTCAGAGAGAGAAAGTAGATGTCATTATGAATAACAGAAAAGTTATTCTGATGGAAGGACGTCAACAGGGTAAGACCATTACATCGGCTGCCTGTATCCTTCACTACACTATTTTTAGTTCTAATAAAACGGTTGCTATTTTAGCTAACAAGTCTACAGCAGCCAGAGAGGTATTGTCTCGTTACCAAATTATGTACGAGAACTTACCGCTTTGGATGCAGCAAGGTATAAAGACCTGGAACAAAGGTGACGTTGAATTAGAAAATGGTTCTAAGGTGTTTACTTCTGCTACATCTACTTCTGGTATTCGAGGCAAATCGGTTAACTGGTTATATATTGATGAGGCGGCGATTATACCTAATAACGTTGCAGAAGAGTTCTTTACTTCAACCTACCCAACTATTATGGCTGGAGAGACCACAAAGGTGTTGCTTACCTCTACACCTTTAGGTTATAATCATTTTTGGAAGTATTGGAATGATGCCCAAGAAGGGCGTAACGGCTTTGTTGCCTTACAAATACCTTATTGGAAGATCCCGGGTAGAGATCAGAAATGGGCTGACGAGCAAAAGTCTGTATTAGGTGAACTTAAGTTTAACCAAGAGGTGTTATGTGCATTCCTTGGTTCATCTAATACTCTAATAGCTCCAGATACAATTGCGAGAATGTCTCCGATTCCTTTCATGCATGAAAAGGACGGGTTAGATATTTTAGAATACCCTGTACCAGGTCATGTGTACTTTACAACCGTAGATACATCCAGAGGTATTGGTGGTGATTATTCTGCCTTTACGGTCATCGATACTACAGAATACCCTTATAAAATTGTAGCTAAATATAGAAACAATAAGATTAGTCCTCTATTATACCCCACTGTAATTCACAAGGTATCCAAGGATTATAACAGTGCATATGTTTTGGTTGAGATTAATGATATTGGTCAACAGGTTGCCGATATTATTCACAACGACTTAGAGTATGAGAATATGATCTGGGTCGGCTCTGATGCCAGATATGGACAGGTTCTATCTAGTTCTGGAAGAAGTTCTATTCTAGGGGTAAGAACAACAAAACAAGTTAAGCGCATAGGATGTGCAACTTTAAAATCTTTGGTAGAAGAAAATAAACTACTGGTTTTTGATAGAGACATTATATCAGAATTTTCAACATTTATTGAACACAATGGAGTGTTTCAAGCTGATGAAGGCTACAATGATGATTTGACAATGACATTAGTACTTTTTGCATGGGCTACAAATGACCCAATGTTTAAGGATCTAATGAATGCAAACAATAGACAAGCTCTATATAGTTCGCAGATGAAGAACATAGAAGACGAGCTTACCCCATTTGGTTTTATTGACAACGGACAGTCAACAGAACCTGATGTTGAGGTAGTAGATGGAGATATTTGGTTAAGTGACAAATATCAAAAAGATTATTCGGATTTTATTAAAGAACGTAGCTGGTAATAGTCAAAGTTCAGTATTTATAAATATACTGGTATAAAATTTGTTATGACAG